TCTAGCAGGGCCAATTTCCGTGTTGCATCCACGGCCACGCTTCACTAGTATGTATTTCTCGGGAAATACTCACATCTGGTTACTTTTTAACCAACTGAAATATGCTGAGTTTATGGGTACTTCGCCGAATTGGTATTTTAAAAACGTACCAAAACTGTACCATCAAAATGCAGCAAACAAGAGAGAGGAAATTTGTCATGGCAACGTTTGTAAAGAGAGGTAACAAGGTGCGCGCAGTGGTGCGCAAGGTGGGCGCGCCCACCCTCACCAAATCATTCGATAGCATGCGCGACGCCAAGGCATGGGCTGCCGTCCAAGAGACGAAGATTGCCACCCGCGTGGTTGATTCCAGTGGGCTCACCCTGGGCCAAATCATGGGCAAGTATCTGACGCGTTACGAAGAGACGCGCGCATACACAGTGCAGGCCACAGCTTCACTGTATCGGCGCTTTGAACGGGACTTCGCCAACGTCGATATTGCCGACATGAATACTCAGTGGTGGCTAGACACCGTTGAGGGGTGGAGCAATGGCCACACGGGCCACAAGGTGAACCGCGCGACGGCGCGCCGCTATCTGACCTACATCACCACAGCGCTGAAGACTTCCAAGCGCCGGTGGAATGTTACGGTGAACTGGGATGCCTACAATGAGGCGCTTGGCCAGCTGAAGGATGATAAGACGGTGGGTGGCGGGCGCAGCCGCACACGTCGCCTACAGCCCGGGGAGTTGGAGCGCATGCAGGCCTTTGCCAATAGCATGCCTACTCATATCCCCTTCGCGGATATCATGGATTTCGCCATTGCCTCAACCATGCGTATTGGTGAAATCCTGCGCTTGGAATGGCGGCATGTGAATGACTTGACGCGCGTCATCACCATCAAAGATCGGAAAGACCCCAAAAACAAAGAGGGCAATGACCAAGAGATACCCCTACTCAATGGCGCGTATGACATCCTTCAGCGGCAGAAAACCAAGGGCAAGCACAGCAAGATTTTTCCATACTTCCCCAACTACTTTTGCCAGCGCTTTCACTACATCTGCACCCAAGTAGGCATTGAAGACTTTCATTTCCATGACTTTCGCCATGAGGGCATCTCACGGCTGTTTGAAGAGGGCTATCAGATTGATGAAGTGGCCTTAGTCTCTGGCCACAAAAAGTGGGACATGCTGCGTAAGTACACCCACCGCAAAGCCGCTGACCTTCACAAGGGCCCCTCAGCGCAACAGCCGCGCAAGGGCATCAAGGCCGCTTAAGGCCATTGTGGGACGGGGGACGGCCCCCGTCTCTCATCCTTCGCCATTCCAGCATTGCCTTGGCGTCTTGCCGTCGCAGGTACGCCTTCATCACCTTCTTACTCACCACGCGATGCCGCCCACGGCGTTGCGTTGGAACCGGGAAGTAACCCCGGTACACGGCATTCTGCGCAGCCAGAAAGGTCATGCCGAAGAGCGGCGCGGCATCCTTCAGCGTCATGCAGGGGTCATCAATTTCAATCTCTAACATGGCGCGCACCTTTCAATAAATCTTGATTTTTTGGTCATCGCTGGCTTGCACGGTGACCACCAACCGGTTGCATTCTGTGTTGCCACGGCGCACCCAGTTCCAACCCTTGATGACCATGCGCATGCGAATGGCCAGAGGGTACTTGGCTACCTTCTCAGCATCCCGAATGAATGCCGCCCGCAAAATATACTCAGCATCCGTGCGCATTAATTCCTCACCAGTGTAGAGCCTTCGCATGAAGGTCTCAGCAAGCTCAGCATTTTTGCGCTGGAACATCTCAAAGAGCGCCACCCCACAGCCTAAGGAAAGCGGGCGCGATTCGTGGGGGTAGCCCGCCAGGGTTTCAGCACATTGCAGCATTGATAAGTGCTCTTCGACGTAGCCAATCACATCGGTGTTACTCATTCGCTGCTTGCCGCGTATCACTCCACGCTCAAGCCGGTAACACCATTGCGATGCCGTCGCGCAGGCCTTGACTATGTAAATCTGTATCTGTGGAAAGTACAGCGATAGAGCATCTGACCCCGTGCGCACGGCCCCGGTGTCTATCGTCTTGAACGCGTCTGGCGTGATGCCATACACCACCAGGGACTTGATAGGCTTGCCCGCTTCAATGATGGCAAAGAGCCGGTGTTGCCCGTCAAGTACTTGCTCATCATCTGCAATGACAATGGCCTGCCCGTTCACTTGCCAATTATCATTGGTAATCTCTGAGGCAAGGAATTCAATATGGTGCTTGCGCACGGGTCGATTATTGCGGTTGGCCCGCAACCAATTGGTGGCATCTTGTGGGCTGATCGTCATTACTTCCGCAATGATGTTGCGATCATCCCCATAGATTTTTGCCGCATGGGGAAATTGAATTATTTTGGGGTCTGCCATATCCCACCAGAGTTTTTTAAAACGGTATTTTATCGTTGAAATCGTCCTGCACTGCTTGCCCTTCTGGCTTGGGCAGTTTTTCGCGAAAGTAAATCTTTAAAAACGGCAAGCGTGTGCGGCTGAAATTTTTCCAACCAGACATCCAAAAGGAATTGGGATGATTGCACTTGGTGCATGAAATCTCACATTGGCCGCTGTAGTCAGGCCGCTTTTCATTCCCCTCTTTGGTGTTGGGGAACAGCACGCCTTGCATGCTGTTATCAAATTTGGCACCCATTAGGCGGCATCCTCTCGCATGATTTGGCCGTACACTTCATCCACTTCAAGCAAGAAAACCGTTGCAGCTGCAACGTAATCATCAAGCCCCGCGTTGTAGCGCTCGACGCGCACCCTTAGCATTTGCTTTGACTTCGGCATCCGGTCATCAAATGAGATTAGATCGCAGAAAGCCGCACCGGTTACCCACAAGTTGTGGGCCACTTGGTTGGCGTATTCGCTGATAAGCGTGGAGGGGCTACCCAAGTAGCCCAGATGTGTGGCCATCTTCGGGCACTTCAATTCTAGGATGCCGCTGAAGTCCCCGATGTCACCATCCAATGAACAGCCAATCATCAACTCATTGTGAGACAGGAAACCCGTGCGGCGCACCAGTTCACCGGTGAGTGCTTCATACCTGGCGAAGGCCACCGGCTCTAAATCAATGCCACGCTGCATGTCCGAATTGAAGTAAAAGTTTTCTTGAGCCTCACCCGTGATTCGCTCAGAGACCAATTGCAGCCGGTAATCACGGCGCTGCACTGATTCATTGCCACCCTTGCCCTTCACGGTGACCACTGCCGCGCGGGAGCCGGTGAGCCTGCCAGCCCGGGCCTTCAACCATTCGGGGCTGCGCTGTTCAGCGTTGATGACGGTGAAACTACGCATTGGCTGGCTCTGCTTTCTTGGCCCCCAACTCTTTCAGCTGCGTCCACTGCGCTGCGTGGTGCGTTGAGATGATGTTGCGCGTGTCTTCCGACAGCGCGCGCCACGCCACCTTTAAAGCGTCTGTGCCAAGCTCTGCGGCATCTTTCAGGCTTATCCACGCATCTGCCGGGGCTTCCGGTATCTCAGGCATGCCGCGCCCGTCATTGTCTTCAATGTCTGCGCTAGTAAGCCCCGTGGCCGATAGCAGCGTATAGCGTTGCAGGTACGTGATGGCTGAGCCAATGGCCTGGATTGAATTCTTGCCGCCCGATTCATCAGCCACGGCCCGCAAGGTGGCGCGTTCAAAGTGGCCGCGCACATGCGTGACTGCGCAAGTCACTTCAATGCCATCAACCGTCTGATTGATTCCCCACGAATGGGAAAGGCCGTGAGCGGCCAAGCCTGCCGCGATTTTTTCCACCACTTCACTATGGGTGGCGTGGTCGTATTCGGTTAGGCCCCCGGCTTTATTCCGGTAGGCCACATGTTTGTTTTTCAAAATCTTCGGTGGATTGGCCTTAAATGCGGCCATGGCGGCAATGTAGGCGTTGCGTGCTTCGTTAGCATCCCAGCGTTCTTTTAGAACCAATAATTTTTCTAGTCGGTCCAAGTCAAACTCTGGCGAATTCGCGGCGCGCTCGATGATTGCAAGCAGTGTTGAGTTGGCTGGCGCTGGCGCGTTCATGGCGCGCGATTTGTCACCGTATTCATCAATCATAGTTTGGTTTCCTTCCCCGATTTATTGAAACGTGTAGACCGGTACAGCACATGCAAGCCGCGCAACATGCGTGCCCTCACGTACCAA